ACTCGTGCGCATTTCCGAGGCTGCAAACTTGCACGAGATGAGCAAGTGGGCGTTCAACGAACGCACCAAGGTGTTGATCGCTGGTTCGCCAGACGTCTGCGCCATCAATCCCAAGTACGGACAGAAGTATTCTGTGCGGATGTATTGTGGTGTGATAATCACAACCAACCACCTTGCATCGGGCATCTACATCCCTCCAGACGACAGGCGTTATGACGTTATCGAAGCATCCACCATGGCGGAGATGCAGTTGGCCAGCGAGGAATCTCGCAGAGCGTACTTCTCCGAGTTGTGGGATTGGTTCTTGGACGGCGGTTCGACGCACGTGGCTGCGTATCTGCACGAACGCGACATTTCCGAATTCAGCGCCAGCAACGGGCAGCGCAAAACCGAAGCGCACAAGACGGTTGTGGCGGGTGGCATGGCGGGTGACGCTTGGTTGGATGATATTCTGGACGAGCTTGGGCAACCCGTTGCTGTGCGTGCCGATTGGATTATTACCCGTGCCGTGGCGGTGGGCGAGAAAGAAGCCGATGTGAAGCGCAAGCTGGCCAATTCGATCGGGCGTGTGGGCTACGTTATGTTCAAGAATGTGGCTGTGAAAGACGGGCGTTGGAAAATTAGTGGCAAAAAGGTGACGGTGTACGTTAAGGCTGGAACCCCAGCGAACTACGATCCGACGAAGGATCTGGACAAGGAGATATTTTGATGACATTCATCGTGAAGATTGAAAAGGTTGGAGAAGGGTTCTCCGTGCACAACCAAGAAAAGACCGTGGAGGCGCGGTTCGATTCTGCGTCGCCTTGCGGAAAGATGATGGGCGACAAGCAAGTCGCCTATGCCAAAGCGAAAATCGCCAAACAAACCATGACGCTGTTGGGATTGGTGAAGCACAAGGGGTGGTGAGATGATGGAAGAGCGCCAACCACAACGCCGACGCAAGTCCGCAGAAGTGGCATTCGAACAAAAGCAGTGGCAGGAACGCCTCGATGCTCACTTCGCCCGTGCACTGGAGGCGATGGGCAGCCCTGAGTATTTCAAGCTTGCGGATGTTTTGTGGCACATTGATGAGAGTGCGGAAACGTCCATCGAGCGGTCTTCGCTGCGACGCAATGCCACGGCTGCACTCCAACGCCTTGGTTGCGAAAAGATGCTGAATCCGAATGCATCGGATGGGCGGTGGAACTTTGAGTTTGGGGCTGCGTTTGTGTTCTGTAAAAAAGGCTGTCCGATTTTGGATCGCTGGGGTGTGAAACAGGAGGTTGGATTGTAAGACCGACGTCCGCATATATGCCAGCGGGCTGGTGTTGTGATGGAAAGTTCAAATGCGAGCGATGTCATTGATTTATAAAGGTATTTCGCTGTTCGCGGGGTGTGGTTGGTGCACTCCGTCGTGTGGGAAATCCCCGTGAAATCGGTCTCTACTCCTTCCTTATAGAATATTATATATTAAGTAAAAGGGTAATAAATAATAATAAGGGAAAGCGTAGGGTAAGCCTGTTTCACGGGGATTTTTATCGCTTGGAAAATATTTCACGTTGGTGCGATCTTTTGCTTGCTTTTTATCTTTTTATGGGGCATAATTCCATTTGTGAATAGGAAATTTTCCTCTAACCAACGGAGAACATAATATGTCAGGTGGCGGTGGACCAAGAACAGGAGCAGGGCGACCACGAGGCTCCAAGAACAACATGACAAAGGCAGCGATCGAAGCTGCCAAAGAGCAGGGCGTGCTTCCACACGAGTGGCTTTTGAGCGTAGCCCGTGGCGACGCCATTGAACAGAAGCGTTACGAGATCGTACGCGACAAAGACGGAAACGAGATCGACAAGATCGTCATGACCGAAATGATTTACCCCGACATCGGATTGCGGATGGACGCAGCCAAAGCAGCAGCCCCATTCTACGCACCGAAGTTGGCCACACAAGTAATCTCGATGCAAGGCGGCACAGAAGCGATGATCGAGATGATGAAGATTTTCTCCGAGAGACTGCCTGTATGAACGCTGTCGCTGAACACCAACAAGAGTTGAGTCCTGCCTATGCGCAGGATTTGGCACGTTGGTATGCTTTGAAAGAGCATAATGTTCAGACAGCATTGGTAAACGACAAGGTGCGATTCAAAGTCGTCCCAGCTGGACGTCGTTCTGGCAAGACCGAGCGAGCAAAGCGGTTCATCATCCGTGAAGCGTTGCGGGCGTGTGGAGCATACTTCGTCGCAGCACCGACACGTGACCAAGTGAAACGCATTTATTGGAACGATCTGAAGCGCTTGGCATTCTGCAGCATCATGCCCGACAAACCAAGCGAGTCCGACCTCATCATCCGCTTCCCCAACGGAAGCACAATCAGCCTCATCGGACTTGACCAACCACAGCGGATGGAAGGTTCTTTCTGGACAGGCGGCATCATTGACGAGATCGCTGACGTGCGGGAAGGCGCTTGGGAAGAGAACATCAGTCCTGCATTGGACACTTTCAACCCTACGATGCCAGACTTCAAGCCTTGGTGCTGGTTGATTGGTGTGCCAGACGGGCTGAACCATTACTACGACATGGCTGAGTACGCACGCACGAGTGGCGATCCAGACTGGAAGTTGTACACGTGGAAGTCTGCGGACATCCTTCCTCCAGAAACGATCCAAGCTGCCAAGCGTCGCATGTCGGCAAAGCAGTTCAAACAAGAATACGAAGCGTCGTTCGAAACGGCATCTGGTCGTGTTTATGAGGACTACGACACGTTCCTCAACTCAACAGAAGAGACAATCAAGCCTCACGAACAGCTAATGTGGCACCACGATTTTAACTACACCCCAATGAGCTCTGCTGTGGGCGTTCGTCGTGGCAACAACTTCTTCATTCTGGACGAGATCGTCCTTGAGTCAGCCGTTGCGCGTCAGTCAGCCGTGGAGTTCTGCGAGAAGTTTAAGAACCATCAGAACAAACACGTGTTGATGTACGGCGATCCAGCAGGGCGTGCAGGCGAGAAGCATGGACACGCATCGGACTACACCGAGATGGAAGTTGTCCTGCGTCGCAACGGTTGGAACGTAGAGCGTCGCGTGAAGAATGCTGCACCCGCCATTCGCGATAGACAGAATGCCGTTCGCGCAAAGATCTGCAACGCAGCTGGTGAACGTTCGCTGTTCGTCAATCCTGCATTGGCACCATACACACACAAGGGTTTGGCAACCGTGCAGATCAAGAAGGGTTCGACGTTCATGGAAGAGGACAGCCAATACCAGCACATCACGACAGCCGTTGGCTACTGTGTTGACTACGAATGGCCAATCCGAGCAGAGCGCAAGAACGACGAAGCGCGTCCGATTCCTTCAATTAACCATTTCAACAACAGGAAGTAGCCATGAGCAGAATGTCAAAAGAAGAACGTCTCGCAGCTGTCCACGAAGAGGCAATGCGCGAGTTCGAGAACATTCAAACATCTGTTCGTGATGAGCGGTTGCAGTGTCTGCAAGACCGTCGCTTCTACTCCATCGCTGGTGCACAATGGGAAGGTCCACTCGGAGCGCAGTTCGAAAACAAACCACGTTTCGAGGTGAACAAGATTCACCTTTCCGTCATCCGCATCTTCAACGAATATCGCAACAACCGCATCACAGTCGAGTTCGTTAGCAAAGAAGGATCTGAGAACGACAAGCTGGCGGACACCTGCGCAGAACTGTATCGTGCTGATGAACAAGACAGCTGCGCTGAGGAAGCGTACGACAATGCATTTGAAGAAGCCGTTGGTGGCGGGTTTGGCGCTTGGCGCTTGCGAACGGAATATGAAGACGACGAGGACGATGAGAACGAGAAGCAACGCATTCGCATCGAGCCGATCTTTGATGCAGACTCAACAGTGTTCTTTGACCTGAACGCCAAACGACAAGACAAGAGCGACGCACGTCGCTGCTATGTGTTGACCGCTATGACGCGTGAGGCTTATGCAGAAGAGTTCGGTGAGGAAGACTTCGCCTCGTGGCCAAAGCGCATCTTCCAACGTCAGTTCGACTGGCTCACACCAGACTTGGTTTATGTTGCTGAGTTGTACAAGATCGAGGAGCAATCCGAAACAGTCCACATCTACGAAGGACTTGATGGGCAAGAGAAGCGTGTGCGCGACTCTGACTTGGAGAACGACGACACACTTGAGGACACGCTGCACGCAACGGGCTTCCGTGAAGTTCGTCAGAAGAAAATCAAAACCAAGCGCGTGCACAAGTACATCATGAGTGGCAAAGGCATTTTGGAAGACTGCGGATACATCGCTGGTAAGTGCATCCCGATTGTTCCTGTGTACGGCAAACGCTGGTATGTTGACAATGTTGAACGCTGCATGGGTCACGTTCGTCTTTCCAAAGACAGCCAACGCCTCAAGAACATGCAGATCAGCAAGCTGGGCGAGATTAGCGCATTGGGTTCGACCGAGAAGCCGATCTTCACGCCTGAGCAAATTGCGTCGCACCAAATCATGTGGGCTGAAGACAACATCAAGAACTATCCATACTTGTTGGTCAACCCCTTGACGGACGGCAATGGCAACGTGACATCCGTTGGTCCAGTCGCTTACACCAAGGCACCAGACATTCCTGCTGCGATGGCTGCACTGCTCCAGATGACCGAACAGGACATGCAAGATATGCTGGGCAACCAACAAGCGGGTGAACAGCTGCAACCGAACATCAGCGGCAAAGCCGTGGAGCTGATCCAAGGTCGGTTGGATATGCAGACGTTTATCTACATGAGCAACATGGCCAAAGCCGTTAAGCGTTCTGGCGAGATCTGGTTGAGCATGGCGCGCGAGATCCTTGTTGAAGAAGGGCGCAAGTTGAAAGGCATCGGCACACAAGGCGAAATGAACAAGATAACGCTGGTTCAGCCAATGATTGACGAGAAGACTGGCGAAATGAAATACGACAACGATCTGTCCGATGCGGACTTCGATGTCGCGGTTGATGTTGGACCAAGCTCCGCAAGCAAGCGCCAAACAACAGTCCGCAGCTTGACTGGCATGATGCAGATCAGCCAAGACCCTGAGACCGTACAAGTCCTTGGTGCGATGGCGATGATGAATATGGAAGGTGAAGGCATTGGCGAAGTGCGAGACTTCTTCCGCAAGAAATTGGTGCGCATGGGCGTTGTTAAACCAACGGACGAAGAAGCGCAACAGCTGCAAGCTGAGGCACAGAACCAACAACCAGACCCACAAGCGCAGTTCTTGCAAGCGTCAGCCGAACAAGCGCAAGCGCAAGCAGCCAAGTCCCGTGCAGATACGGTGCTGGTCATTGCCAAGTCTGAAGAAACGAAAGCCAAAACGGCTGAGACGTTGTCCAACATGGATCTGGCTCATCGTCAGCATTTGTTGGAAACGGTCAAGACTCTTGGCGAAATGAATATGAACCAAACTGCTCCACAGGAAGGCGGTGGCGAGATGCCGCAACAGCAACCTGATATGAGTCAGTTTGGTCAACAGTAAACGGAATCCGCTAGTCCGTCCTATCTAGCGAGTAAAGGAGTTTGAAGATGAACGAAGAAGAGTTAGCAGCACAACAGGCAGAGCAAGCAGCTGCAGCAGCGGAAGCTGAACAACAGTTGGAAGTTGCGGTTGGAACCGAAGAGGAAACTCAAGGCGAAAACGGCGAACAACAACCAGAAGCAGAAGACGTTGTCGTGACGATTGCTGGGGAATCGCCTACCCAAGAAGAAGAGGAAGCTTCCAAAGCACCTGAGTGGGTGCGTGAGTTGCGGAAGAATCATCGCGAGACTTTGCGCAAGAACAAAGAACTCGAAGAGAAGTTGGCAGCCGTTGCTGGTGCGCAGTTAAAACCTGTCGACCAACTTGGAAAGAAGCCTTCTCTGGAGGACTTTGATTATGACACAGAACGATTCGAAATCGAACTTGAGAAATGGTATGACACCAAGCGCGTTATCGAAGAGAATCTGGCCAAGCAAAAGTCGGAGCAGGAAAACCAACAGAAGGCTTGGCAAGCGAAGTTGGTCGATTATGGCAAAGCCAAAACGGCACTGAAAGTCAAAGACTTTGAAGACGCTGAATTGATTGCACAAGACACCCTTTCTGTGACACAGCAAGGTGTCATCCTGCAAGGTGCCGAAAATCCTGCGTTGGTGATTTATGCACTCGGAAAGAACCCAAAGCGTGCTAAAGAACTTGGTTCAATAACAGACCCCGTGAAATTTGCTTTCGCGGTTGCTAAACTGGAGACTCAATTGAAAGTAACTAACCGTAAAGCTACAACTGCACCTGAGAAAACGATCCGTGGCACGGGTTCAACATCTGGAGCGGTTGACTCACAACTCGAGCGTCTGCGCAATGAAGCTGAAAAGTCTGGTGACTATTCCAAAGTCATCGCTTACAAGAATCAGAAGCGTCAGGCAAAGTAAATTTTTAATTCGATAGGAAATTATCATGGCTAATGCTTTTAACAAAGAAGAACGCATCGCGTTCGAAACGATCTTGGAAGGTTTCCAAGACGCATTGGTGCTGTCTCGTGCGGCATCTGTTTACTCAACACAATCGACAATGATGGAGCGTGCGGCAGACACAATCTGGCGTCCACAACCTTACATCGCTCAGTCATTCACAGGCACCGACATGACGTCCAACTTTAAGGACTTCACGCAGCTGTCTGTTCCAGCGACATTGGGATATAGCAAGGCTGTTCCATGGGCGATGACCGCAAAAGAACTGCGTGATGCGTTGCAAGAACAACGCTTGGGCGACGCTGCCAAGCAGAAACTCGCATCCGACATCAACGTGGCTTTGATGGCTGTTGCAGCTAACCAAGGCACTCTGGTTGTTAAGCGCACGACCGCTGCGACGGGCTTCGACGACGTTGCACAAATGGACACAATCATGAACGAACAAGGTGTACAGGCGTTCGATCGCTTCGCTGCATTCAGTTCGCGTGATTACAACAACATGGCAAGCAACTTGGCCAGCCGTGGCACGATGCAAGGAAAGCCCGTTACTGCGTACGAAAAGGCTTATGTCGGCAACATCTCTGGCTTCGAAACATTCAAGCTCGACTACGCAAACCGCTTGACCGCTGCTGGTGGTGTAACTGTAACCGTGAACGGTGCGAACCAGTACTACACACCGACGGCAACTTCGACTGCGTCTACTGGTGAAGTTGCGAACGTGGACAATCGTTACCAAAACTTGACCATTACAGTTACATCTGGCACGGTAAAAGTTGGCGACGCATTCACGATCGCAGGTGTGAACGCTGTTCATCATATCACCAAGCAAGACACTGGTCAGCTGAAAACCTTCCGTGTAACCGCAATCATCTCTGGTGCAGGCGGTTCTGGTGTGGTTCAAATCAGTCCTCCAATCATCTCTGGTGGCGGTTCGACGGACGCTGAGTTGGAATACCAAAATGTGACTGCAGCCCCAGCCAGTGGCGCAGCTATCACTTGGTTGAACACAGCGGCGTCTTACATCAACCCATTCTGGCAAAAAGACGCCTTGGAGATCCTTCCAGGACATTATGCAGTTCCAGAAGATGCGGGAACAGCGGTGATGCGCGCAAGCACAGACCAAGGCATCGAGTTGGTCATGCAAAAGTTCTACGACATCAACACAATGAAAACCAAGTATCGCTTGGACACATTGTTCGGTGTTGTGAACAAACAACCTGAAATGTCAGGCATCATTCTGTTCAGTCAGACTTAATGATGGTGTGGTTGGGAAGCCTTCGGGCTTCCCACTTGTTTAACCAACTTGGAGAATTATATGAAAAACGCAACCATGGTATACAAAAGTCCTGGTCCGCACGAGATCCACGGAGGAAACTTCGATTACAAGATCATCGACGCAGACGAGGAAGGTGCTTTAGAGGCTGCGAAAGCAGACGGTTGGTGCCTAACTACCGACGAAGCCAAAGAATCGTCTAAAACAGCGCCTATCGACCAAGAAACGACACGTGCATTCCCAGACTCGCCAATCGACTTCCGCACCATCGCTGAAGTTGACCGCGAAATCAAAGCGGCGAATGCTGGGCTGGATAAACAACCACCTACGCGCGAAGAACTTGAGACAAAAGCGAAGGAGTTGGGTATCACAACGCAGGCCAATATGAAGGACGCAACCATCGCCAAGAAAATTGAAAACGCACTTACTGGGGGTGTAAAATGATAATCCCACCACGTTTACAGGAAGTCGACATCAAGGCTAACGGCGGTGTTGCGTCTATTTGGTGTGAAGACATGGACGCAATCGGTTTGTCTATGTCAACAACTGCACTAGCTGGGCACACTGTTGTTTTTGAGGTGTCAAACAATGCGGAGTTAAATGCGGACACCCAACTGCCATCTGGTGGCAATTGGTATACGGTTCAAGCTCAACGCACTAACGCGGCAACTATCGAAACGGGTGCCGCGGCGTTGGCGACCACCCCAGTATATGGTTGGGTGATCCCAATTTCTGGGTGGCGGTTTTTTCGAGTCCGTGCAACTGCACATACATCGGGATCTGCCACATGGATGTTGATGGCAACTCGTGGTTCTAATTCAATGATGCCTAATACAGGGACCACCACTATTTCTGGTTCGGTGTCGCTAACTGGCACAGACTTGGCGACAGTTGGGCAAGGTGCTGAAGATGCAGCAGCAGCAGGAAATGCTGTTCGTGTTGGCGGCAGGGTTCGCACTGCGTCATTAACTACATTGGTTGCTAATGATTCTGCAGATATGACGATGACGACTGCTGGGCAACAATTAGTTAAAATCGGCGGCTTGGCAGAAACAACTTGGAATGCCAGCTTGGTGCTAACAACTACAACGGCAGCAGCGTTAGCAGCGGCAGGCGGAGCGGTCTTAAAACGCCACATTACTGGCGTTCAAGCGATTAACACGGGCGCGGCAGCCGTTGATTTAATTATATTGGACGGAGCGACTGAGCGCTGGCGCTTATCGCTGCCGATTAATGTGCCAGTTGCCATATCTTTTGACGCCTCACATTTAGTGACAACAGCAAACACGGCACTGAATGTTAATTTATCAGCAGCTGGAACGGTGCGCATTAACGCGCAAGGTTACACAGCAGCATAGGGGAACAATCATGGGATGGACGAAGCGTGAATACATCATCCAAGCATTTGAGGAAATTGGGCTGGCGTCCTATGTTTACGATTTAACGCCTGAGCAGCTGCAATCTGCACTCCGTCGTCTTGATTCAATGATGGCTGGATGGAACGCCAACGGCATTCGCGTTGGTTGGCCATTGCCTTCGACCCAAGACGCAAGCGACATCGAAACACAAACAAATGCACCAGACATCGCCAACGAAGCAATTTATTTTGGGCTGGCGATTCGACTTGCACCAAGCTACGGCAAAGTTGTTTCGCCAGAAACGAAGCAAATGGCTGATGCGTCGTACAGCAATCTGTTGAATCAAACGTCTGAGCCTCCTCCGCAGCGCCAATATCCAGGAACGATGCCGCGTGGTGCAGGCAACAAGACTTGGAGAAATTACAACAACCCGTTCGCAACAAACCCCGTTGATCCACTCGCGGCTGGCGCGGACAACGAAATTATATTGGAGTAGACCATGCCAACAATCAATCAATTATCATCTCTGGACACGGTCTCTTCAAGCGATCAGGTTCCAGTTTATTCCAACGAACAAGGCGACGCACGCAAAGCGTCCATGGCAACCATTGCCAAATTCTTGAAGACGCTGATGACTTCCAGCGACAACATGGTGACGCAATATGCAGCTCCATCTGCAACTGGGTTCACCGTTCAGGTTCAAGATGGACCAGACAACATTTGGTTGGTGTTAACACCGACTGGCGGAATGTCCTCTGGCATGATTAAGATGCCTTACGTTACGAACGCGCTTGACCGACAAGAGATCCTTGTCACAACAAGCCAGACCATCACAGCATTGACCGTGAATGCAAACTATGCAAACACGGTTGGCGCACCAAGCACCCTCGCAGCAGGGGAATATTTCAGAATGCGATTCGAAGCTGTCACCGACACTTGGTATCGTGTAGGATGAGGAGAATAAAATGCCAATCGTAAACAAATCAGGTCACACAACGATAGACGTCCCAGTCGGTCAAAAAGTAATAGTCGGAACACTTGGAAACGGCTGGGCTGTTGTGTTTTCATCAAACAAGCCAAGTTCACAGCCAGAGCAATTTTATGAACTTGGTCGCGTTCAGAATGGATCTAAGGTATTTGGGCCATTTACTTCTGAGTGCCGACTCGACATACAAGCGCCAATCGGCAGCGCGTGCGAATACGCAGTCGGGGTTAGCCCAAGTTTGTCGACAGTCGGTGTAAAATCAACTGGTCAACTTGCAACCCCGAATCTTTCTGCAGACCCAGCGGGTGCGACAAAGGGGGATTTTTACTTCAACTCAACGACAAACAAACTCAAGGTGTTCAACGGAACTGCTTGGGAAACGATAACCTCTGCTTAGGACTTTAGTATGCAAATTCCAATCATCAACGGGATATACACGGATGCTAATGCAGACTTCCGCACCGCATATCCGCACAACCTGATCCCTGTTCCGAAGCAAAACGGAATCTCACAGGGATATTTGCGTCCTGCTGATGGTTTGGAAGTTGTAGCGACGGTTGGTGGGATTGATCGCGGAGGAATCAATTGGAGCGGGACTTGTTATCGTGTTTGCGGATCCAACCTGATACGCGTTGACGCAAACAACAACACGACCATCCTAGGCAGCGTTGAGAATGACGACATGCCCGTGTCAATGGCTTATTCGTTCGATCGCCTTGCAATTGTGTCCAACAGGAAGTTGTTTTACTACAGCAACGGAGTGATGTCTCAAGTGACGGACTCTGACCTTGGAAGCGTCATTGGTGTGACTTGGATTGACGGGTATTTCCTTCTGACAGACGGAACGTCTATGATTGTCACGGACTTGTCAGATCCGTACTCTGTCAACCCGCTTAAATACGGATCTGCCGAAGCAGACCCAGACCCAATAATGGCTGTGGAGAAGTTTCGCGGCGAGTTGTACGCCATTGGTCGATATACGATTGAAGCGTTTCAAGACGTTGGCAACTCTTTGTTCCCATTCCAGCGCATTCCAGGAGCACTCATCACGCGCGGTGCAATCGGTCGCAAAGCAGCATGCGTGTTCATGGACACATTTGCGTTTGTCGGAAGCCGTCGCAATGAGCCGCTTGCTGTTTGGTCTGGAATGAACGGCTCCACGGTAAAGTTGTCAACACGAGAGATTGACCAGATTTTGCAAGGCTATTCGGAATACGACTTAATCTCGTGTGTTGTTGAAGCCAAGATCGAAGACAACCACCAGTTTCTTTATGTTCACCTGCCTGACAAAACACTGGTTTATGATGCTGCAGGATCTGCCGCTGTTCAAGAACCCGTTTGGTTCACACTCGGAAGCGGCAACGACGAAGACAAAACATACAGAGCTCGCTTCATGGTGTGGTGCGACAACAGATGGACGTTCGGAGATCCGACAAAAGCGCAGATCGGGACATTCACAAACAAGGTTTCAAGCCATTATGGCGAGGTCGTTGGTTGGGAATTTGGCACGCAGATTGTTTACAACGAAGGCAAAGGGGCTTTGATCCACGAACTTGAGCTTGTAACGCTTTCTGGTCGTGTCGAATTTGGTGCAGACCCTGTTGTTTGGACGTCTTATTCCACAGACGGCACAACTTGGAGCCAAGAGCATCCAAAACGTGCTGGCAAAACAGGCGAGAGAAACATCAGGTTGTCTTGGCTGCAGCAAGGAAACTTCCGTCAATGGAGAATCCAGAAGTTTCGTGGCACGTCTGAGGCTTTCTTGTCGTTTGCTAAGCTCGAGGCACGCATGGAGGCGCTAAATGTCTGACCAATTGCCACTTAACAGGCAGCTTCTTGCTCAGTTCCTGCCAAATCCACAACTAATCCGTGCATTTGAGAATCTATTCAGCGCGGTGTATGTGGAAGGGGCTTCAAACTTGCAAGATCTTCAGGTAGATTCCCAGTCTGCGCAGCTGAAAGCTGGTGAGGCGTTGGAAAAGTTGGCTGACGTTGCCAATTTACTTGCGTCCGTGCTTCTGCACCCATTGAAGGAACAAACTCAAACGGAACAAACATTTTATCCAATCAAAGAACTTTCGCAAACAGAACAGCAGTTCTTTCCAGCGACATTCGAATGGCAACAACAGCAGAATTTGGACGTTGCGCGGCAGCAGGTTCAACAAGATGTTTATACACCTCCAAACGCACTCAATTCGTGTGCAGAGCAGGTTTATTCATCTGGATCTTGGAACCCTACAGTCTCTTCAACTTCTGGCTCTATAACATCGTATTCCGTGGCATACGCAAAGTGGATCAGAATAGGCGACTTGTTGTTCGTTAATTTCAACTTGACGATTACGAACAACGGAACGGGCGGTGGAGCAATTCTTCTTTCGCTTCCATTTGCATCAAAAAATGCAGAGATCGGAAAGTTTAGGGAAGGTGCTGCAACAGGCAAAATGGGTGCCATAGTGACTTCAGCAGGTTCAAATTCTGCAGCTATGGTGTTTTACGACAACGGGTATCCAGGAGGAGCGTCTTACTCTCTGACTGGCAATTTAACATATAGGATATAATCATGGCCATCACACTCAAAAACATCATCCCACGCAAATTGGCAGAAAATGCAGCGACAACGCAATACACAGCGACAAACTGCAAAACTGTGATTGACAAGTTCACGGCGACCAACACCACCGCTGCACCAGTCACCGTGGACGTGTATCTTGTTGCATCTGGCGGAACGGCTGGCGCGGCAAACAAAGTTGTTTCTGCAAAGTCTATTCAGGCGGGCGAGACTTACACATTCCCAGAATTGGTTGGTCAGTCCCTAGAGAATGGCGGGTTCATTTCTACGACCGCTGGTGCAGCAACTTCTCTCGTAATCAGCGCATCTGGCAGAGAAATTACTTAAAATTGTTGCTTTTTAGGTTAAAATACGTCATAATTCCGAGCAGTTGAGATTCTTTGAGTGACCAACCGCTCGTACAACCCTGAAAAGGAGACTGCTGTGAAGCATTTTCAAAGAATCTCGAGTGGAATCGACACAAGCCTTTTGGTCTTGGCAATCAATCGCGCTGCCAAGATGTCAGATGTGTGGAAAGAAGACACATACCTTCGTGATTATCCGCAAGGTCCATTTGGCGACACAGAATCCATCATCCTGCGATTCCCCCCTCGCTCTGTTAAAGAAACAGAAGAAGAGTTGCAGAATCATCTAAGCGCAGTTGACCAGCACGAGAATGTTGACCAACCAATTTTCAAACTCCTTCCAGAATTCCGTCCCGTTATTTTCAGCTTAATGGCAGCCGTGCAAGGTGAACGCCTTGGTCGCTGCATAATCAACAAGTTGAAATCTGGAGGTCGAATTTATCCGCACGAAGACACCCCTGCACACGCAGAGTATTGGGACAGATTCCACATCGTGCTTCAGGCTGGTCCAGGATCTTTGTTTCGTTGCGGAGACGAACAGGTCAACATGATGACTGGCGAGGTTTGGTGGTTCAACAACCGCATTGAACACGAAGTCTTCAACAATTCAGCAGACGACAGAATCCATCTTGTCGTGGACATTCGGACGTCTAAGCCATGATAACAGTCCAACTAGAATCTTTCGCTGAAAGACTTGCTGAGTTCAAGCCGTTGTTCCCTCTTCACTGGGAAGAACTCGCTCTAAACAAAGATAAAGTCCCTCTGGATCCGCAATACGACATTTACATCGCCCGTGAACAGCGTGGCGAATTGATTTTCGCAACTATGCGAGAGCTTGGCGCGCCAATTGGATATTTCATCGGCTTTATCGCTCCAGGATTGCACTACAAGACTTGCTTGACTTGCACAATGGACATATTTTACGTTCACCCTGAAAAGCGCGGTGGACGTTGCGGCATCAAGTTGTTCAAATTCGTCGAAGCAGAATTGAAACGAAGAGGTGTGCAACGTTGGTTCGTCGGATCCAAATGCCACGCTGATGCTAGTTGGTTATTTGAGCACCTTGCATTTGACAAGGTCGAAGTGTATTATTCCAAGTGGTTAGGAGAATAAAATGGTAGCAGCAGCAGTCGTCGGAGCAGCAGTCGTCGGAGGTGTTGCGTCATCAATGTCGCAAAAATCCGCAGCGAACTCTGCAGCAGATGCACAAACACAATCTGCACAAATGGGTGTTGAGGAACAACGTCGTCAATTTGATGCAATTCAAAGTCTGATGAAGCCATATGTAAACACAGGTCTCGGTGCACTTACTGGGCAGCAAAATCTTCTTGGGTTGAATGGCAATCAAGCCCAAATGGACGCCATCAACGGCATCAAGAACGGCTCGCAGTTCCAAGTGTTGCAGAAACAAGGAAACGATGCAATCTTGCAGAATGCAGCTGCAACAGGCGGTCTTCGTGGCGGAAATGTGCAAGGTGCACTCGCCCAGTTTAGTCCGCAAATGCTTCAGCAGCTAATCCAACAACAATATCAGAACCTTGGCGGATTGTCAACGATGGGACAGAACTCTGCAGCGATGGTCGGAACTGCTGGACAGAACTCTGCCAACCAAATCTCCAATTTGTTCCAGCAACAAGGGGCTGCAACAGCGGGTGCGTATTTGGCCTCTGGCAAAGCAGACGCTCAAATGTGGAACAGCATGGCGCAAGGCGTTGGAACGTATGCTGGCATGAAGTCTGGAGGATTTTAAAATGGATCCTATCAATTACGACATCAACGTCGCAACCCCATTCCAAGCTGGGTTGCAGGGCTTCCAAGGCGGTTTGGCGATCTCTGACGCCCTTCGCCAGCAGAAGCTTGTGCAACAACAACAACAACAACAGCAAATAATGCAGAATGATCTTGGCTTGCTTGCTGCAAATCCAAGTCCGACAGCGACAGATTATGCAGCGATGATGACGAAATATCCGCAGCTTTCGGATCATTTCAAGAAGTCTTGGGACGTGCTAAGTGCAGACCAGCAGCAAAACAAGTTGCAGAACGCAACGCAGGTGCACGCAGCCTTGACGCAAGGACGTCCAGATGTAGCCGTTCAGCTGATGCAGAATCAAGTGGACGCTTACAAAAACTCTGGAAACGACAAAGAGGCGCAAGCTGCAGACACGATGCGCAAGCTAATTCAACTAGACCCTTCTACAGCCCGAACTACTTCTGGCTTGCTTTTGTCGAGCATAATGGGGCCAGACAAATTTGCATCAACATTTAACACACTTGGAAACGAAACTCGTGCGCAAGACCAAGCTCCTTCTGCACTGGAGAAATCCCGTGCAGAAGCAAAAAGTGCAACGTACAAAGCGCAAGGCGACGCCTATCTGCCACAGCAACAAGCTGCAGCAACACAAGGTGCAGTATATGGTGCGCAAATTAAGGGTTATGAAGCGGCCAACACACCACAGAAACTTGCTCTTGAAAACAGCCAGACTCGCGCGCAGATCCAAAATCTCGACAGCACGATTGCGGAACGGGCTGCTCGACTCAACCTTGACACGGACAAATTTAAGTCCGACGTTCAGATGCAGTTGTACAAATTGAATCCTGCAAACAATTTGGACGACCAAGCTAAAAAGCTAATCAACGACAACGTTGTGGCTTCGACAGCATCAAACCAAGCTGCGCAACAAATGATTGGCTTGGCCGACAAGCTAGAGACTTCTGGCGCTTCTTCGGGTCTTGGCGCAAAAGGTGCAGAGTTGTACAAATCATTGACGGGCAATCAAGATGCCATAACCCAGCTTCGCCAAGAATACACCCGCTTGCGCAGCACACAGGTCTCTAAGATGCTTCCTCCTGGAGCCGCATCCGACAAAGACATCGCCTTGGCAATGGCGGGATTCCCATCAGACCAATCAGATCCAAAAACAATGGCGTCCTTTCTTCGTGGGATGGCCAAGTTGCAACAGGTTGAAGCAGCATCCAAATCTGCGCAAGCGGAATGGGTCAATTCAGTCGGCCACATGGGCAAGCCTAAGCAGGACATTGAAATCAACGGCATAAAAGTCCCAGCTGGAACCAACTATGCAGATTTTTCATCTCAGTTTATCAACAAAATAGCAGACGATAAGGCTGCTGCTTCTGCAGCACAGGCTGCTCAAGGAAGAAGCTACATGCGCTTTGGAAGTCAACCGAAGCAAAATGACGCAGGGGGCGACTGGTAATGGGAGCCAAAGAATATTTCGCCTCTGCATTGCAGAACCCAAATGTGCAAAAGATGCTCGACTTGCTTGGTCACACGGAAGGCACGGACAAGTTGTATGGATACAAAACACTTGTTGGTGGGAAAAAGGTTGACGATCTTTCTTCTCACCCAAACATCGTGGGTTTGACAACCAAAGATGGTCCGTCAACAGCTTTCGGTCGTTACCAAATTACAGGAACGACGAATCGTGGCTTGGAAAAACAGTACGGCATCGTTGGGATGTCTCCGCATGCACAAGACTTAAAAGCGGTTGCACTTATGGCGCAGCGCGGCGCACTTAAAGACGTCATGAAAGGCGACTTCTCGGGTGCAATAAACAAGCTTGGCAGCGAATGGGCTTCTTTGCCAACGTCAACAACTGCCAATCAGGGACACAAGTCGTGGCAAGATGTGCAAAAGTTCTTGGGTGCAAAGCCGACGACGACTTTCTCTGGCGGAACGAAGAATCCAGTTATGCCGTCATACATCGGCGCTGGCGAATTCCAAACAACTTTCCAACAACAACTTGCAGCGTCACAACCAAGTCCATCTGAACAAATAGCGAATGTTTATCAAGCCTATCAATCTGGCGACATGACACCAGAGGAAAAAGCACATTTTGAGCAAGACGTAAAATCTGGAAAGATGATGCTTCCTCGCGGAGCTTCGTTGCAAGAAAGCAGGGCTGCGGATTTTGCTGCTCCGATTCAGGCGCCACAGGGTGTGCTTAGTGCGTATCAGTCTGGTGAAATGACTCGCCAAGAGAAGATGGACTTCGAGCGCGATGTCGCAGCTGGCGCGGTTAAGGTTCCACAAGGCTTTCAAATAGAAAAGACAGAGTCGCTTGGTGTTTTTGGCGGAATAAAAGAGGCGTTCACAGGGAACGATCGTCGCACCGCTCAAACGGATGCTCTGCCAGACTGGACTGGCATGCCAGAATTGAGCGACTTCTCAAAGGCTGGCTTGAAAACTGGCATTGGCACGATGTTCTCTTCTCCAGCGGAAACAATCCAAGTAATCAAGGCTAATTATCCTGGAGTCGAAGTAACACAAGACGCAAAAGGCAACTATTTGATGAAGTCTTCCAAAGACGGTCAAATGTACGCAATAAAACCTGGATTCCAAGTTGGCGACATCCCTCGTGCACTTGGCGGGATTCTTGCATTTACACCAGCTGGTCGTGCAGAAACGATTCTTGGATCCGCAGCAGGTTCGGCTGCAACGCAAGCAGCGATCGAAGGTTCTCAAGCTGCAACTGGCGGCGAATTTAACACAGGAGAGGTGTTAACTGCAGGTGCCCTTGGGGCTGCTGTTCCAGCTGCGATAAACACCGTTAAAGCTGTTGCTGCACCTGTTAAAACGGCTATCAATTCAGCCCTTGGGCGTGAGGCTCCAGTTGCTGCGGAAGCGTTGCAGGCTGGCAAACAGGGTGTTGCTGCGGTTGACCAAAAAATCGCGCAAGCAGCGGACGACGTTCGTGCACCGACACAAACGCCAGCACCAGAAGTTCCTCAACCTGTGCCAGTCGCACCAATGACTGGGGAAGAGTTGGCGACAACGGCAAGAACAGCAGCGGAAGGCGGTTTTGGAAGTAAAAAAGCAACGCAAATCCTTGCTGAACAAGCTGCTCCAGACATTAAAACTGTTGACGCTGCAAAGCGTCTTGGGATTGAAGACTTCTTGCAACCTGACCACGTCACAACCAATCAGGCTTATCGCGAGTTGTCTCAGGCTGTTAAATCAATTCCTGGATCCGAAGCGCGTGCTGCAGAAATGCAAGGTCTTGAGCAAATTGGCAAGCGTGCAAACAACCTAATTGACGACATTGGCGGAACAACAGACCTAAGTACACTGGATGTGAATATAAAATCCGCCATGCGCTCAACACAACAAGAGTTGGAAGGAAAAGCGAACCAACTTTACGGGCAGTTGCGCGAATCCATTCCTGCCAAAGCTGAAGCACCCGCTCCGAATGTGCTCAACTTTATCGCCAAGCGTGCAGACGAACTCGGTGGTGCAGAAAACCTTTCCCCGATGGAACGCACCATCATGAAGAAGCTGTCGCCACGGGGTGATGGCCAAGCTGCAGTGTCGCAACCACTTGAATCGATGAATGTTGGCGGGGTTAAGTTCTCTGAGCTTCCACCAAACATCCAACAACAAATCCAAAGCAAACTTGGAGGTGCGATAGAATCTCCTGTTGTTGCAAAACAACCGACTTACGCCCTGCTTGACGATGTTCGTCGAGACCTGACTGCAGCACGCATCAAGGGTCAAGGCGCGTTCAAAGATGCTGATGCTGGACTTATTAAGAAGTTGGAATTCGAGTTGAAAAAAGACCAAGCTGCTGTTGTAGAACAACACGGCATGGGCGATGTTTTCAAGGCTGCTCAATCGGCTGTTGCGATTCGCAAGGGCTTGGAAGACGACATGATTTCGTTGTTCGGCAAGGAAATGGACAAGTCTATAACGCCCGCAGTCAGCGGTGCTGTAAAGGCTCTTCCTGCTGGCGATGCATCTAAGTTCATCAAGCTAATCAAGTCTGTGCCAGAAGAAATGCGCCAACAAGTCGTTGCAAGCGGATTGTCAACAGCATTTGGGAAACAAACCCAAAATGGCGCTTTGAATTTCAACACATATGCAAATTGGTACGAAGGATTGTTAAAAAACAAACAGTCTTACACAGCGGTGATGTCAAATCTTCCAGCTGGTGCACGCAAACAGTTGAGCGATCTGTATCGCGTTTCCAAAGGCGTTTCGGCAGCAACCAAAGAACGAATTACAACGGGTCGTATTCAAGCCGTGGCTGAACAACTAAAAGGTGCTGACAATCTTGTGAGCAATATTTACGGGTTAGCCAAACGCGCTTCCGCTGGCGTTGCGGCTGAAGCAATAACAACACCCCTTGGCATTCCTGGATCTGGAATCGCTGCAGGCATCGCATCCGCTCTGACAAAGGGCAAAACGCAAGTGATGAAAGCTGCTGATGCTCTAATCGCTTCGCCAGAGTTTGCTGAAGCTGTAAAAGCAGCAGGGACGTCTGGTGAAAAAACGGCTGTTCGCAAACTTGCTTTCAGCAAGGCTTTCACCAAATATGTTCGCGCACTTGGCAATCCAAAAGCATTAAGCAACAGGGAGAAATGGATTGTGTCAATGATTCAAACTGAAAATGCAATGAACCAAAACAAACCAACTAAGAAGGAGAAAAACCATGCAGGAAATTAAGTCGCCATATCCCCAGTTCTTTGATTCACTTGGTGCACCGTTAAATGGCGGTCAAGTCTACATCGGAGTCGCATCTCAAAATCCGATGACCTCACCAACACCAGTGTTCTGGGACTTTGAGGCGACGCAGCCAGCTGCTCAGCCGTTGCGCGTTCAGAATGGTGTAATTTGCCGTGCTGGCACCCCTGCCAAGATTTACACTTCTTCGGAAAATTACTCGATTGCAGTCAAAGACCAAAAAGGGCAGTTGTTGTACAGCCAGAAAAAATCAGACTCAGATCCTTCTTTGCGATCGGATCTTGCAGCGTCTTCTGGCAGTTCGCTTCTCGGTTGGATCCAAAGTGGAACAGGCTCAGTCGTTCGCACTGTGCAAGAGAAGTTGCGCGAATGGGTTTCGTTGCGCGATGTCAATGCTGCTGGCGACGGCTACACAGACGATCTTGCAGCGGTCAACCAAGCCATCAACAACACCTTCGATAAAGAACCTATTTTGACGAAAGGCTTGACGTATTTCTTGTCTGCCAAGCCAACCAACCCGCTTGGCAAAAAGTTCTGGCAAGGCGGTCGTTTGTTGATGAACGCTCCACAAGGAGGTCAAGTGCAAATAAACACATACGGCGACGGGGACGACAAAGTCATCCTTGGCAAAGAATACATGTATCGCATTTGGAAACGCCTTGAGGTGAACAACTCCCAACTTACAGGTTTTATTTATGGCGACTCGACCGTGGCAACGGCTGCGAATGGCGGAGGCTATGCTGGCGCGACTTTCGAACCGCAAAACTTGTTGAAGTTGATGCTTGCACGCAAGGGCATGATTCTTCCTGCAGCATTCATCAACCGTGCAATTGGAGGCTCAAGCGTTTATCAAATGAACGCAATGCCAGACTTGCTTCCAGATGGGTCAACAGATGTGTTCATCATCAAATACGGCATCAACGATGCTGGTCGCGGATTGTCGCAGTTCGCAATAGACCTTCGCACCAAGCTTGCAGAGATCCGTGCCAATGGATTCGGTACCGTAAACAACTTGACAATCGTGTTGATGATGCCTTCAGCCACGTATGACCCACAGCACGGCCGCGCGTCTCCTTGGTATGAGCAACTTCGTGGAGTCTACGTCCAGGCTGCGCGCGACTATAAGTGTGTGTTGTTTGATACCTACGCCTATTTGCGCGATGTCGATTGGGCTGCGACTTACATGATGGACAACCCGTTCAGCAATGGCCAAGGTGTTCACCCAACGTCAATCATGCAAAACATGATTTGGGCAGGTTTGGTTGACCATCTATTCACGCCATCTGAGATGTTGATGTATGCACAAGTTCAAGAAGTTCCATTGACGCTTATCACGGTAACGAACTACGGAACCCCATTCAAAAATGCCACTGTTTCAATGGGTTTAGACGGTTATGTGGCTATGTCCGGACTAGTCAACCTAAACGGTATGACTGCGCCAAATGCAATTGCACAACCGCCGTTTCCATACTTTGCGGCCGCTGCGAACAATGATGACTTGTTCTACTGTGTCAATAATACAAATACGCCGGCTATTGTTAGGCATAATAGTACTAACAGTAATTTGGAACTGTTCTACGTTCCGGCTGGTTGCTTGTGGATTAGTTTAAACGGTGTGCGTTATAAAGCGAGGAATCGACCATGATGGACCAACAAATAATTAACATCCTTATTGGGGTGGTGGGCACGGCAGGTGGTTGGTGGATGAAGGTCATGCACGAATCACTTAAGGACCTTCAAAAAGAGGATAAAGCTCTTGCTGATAAAGTGGCAAAAATTGAAGTCCTCGTTGCAGGTGATTACGTAAAAAAGGAGGAGTTTAGTAAAATGGCCGACGCCTTGTTTGCTAAGCTTGACCGTATTGAAGATAAACTCGACGGAAAGGTAGATAAATCATGAATATTTTTTCTCAGAAGTCGGAAGACCGCATTGTTGGCGTCCACCCAGATTTAATCAGGGTCGTACGACGAGCACTCCAACTTTCAGAAGTCGATTTTGCGGTGCTTGAAGGGCTTCGCAGCAAGGAGCGTCAGACTCAACTTGTCAAAAGTGGTGCAAGCATGACCATGAATAGCCGTCATCTAACTGGCCATGCCATTGACCTTAGTGCTATCGTCGATGGCCAAGTTAGATGGGATTGGCCTCTCTACCACAAAATAGCTAAGGCAATGAAGCAAGCTGCTGCTGAATTGAACGTCCCAATTGAGTGGGGTGGTGATTGGCGCAAATTCAAAGACGGTCCACATTTTCAACTGCCTTGGAGGAACTACCCATGAAGAAAAAAGTTTGGTGGAAGTCAAAGACTCTTTGGACCAACGCAGTTGTTGGCGCGCTGGTTGCGTTGGAAGCAAAGACAGATTTGCTGCAGCCATTCCTGCCAGTAAATTTTTATGCAGCAGTTGCTGTTGCATTGCCAGTGCTAAACTCTGTGCTGCGTGTTATTACGTCAACGGGTTTGATAGTTAAGGAGGACGATAATGCTGTTCAACCTTAGAACAACGCTCATTGCTTTGGCGATCGGCTTTGCGCTTGGTGCGCTTCCTGCTTGGCATTTCACTGCAAAGTATAAAGATGCTTCGTGGACCGCATCAATCGAAAAGCAAAAGGTGGAAGCTGCCAAACAACTCAAAGACGCAACGGATCGCGCACTCGCTGCGGAACGGCTGCAAAACGATTTATCAACCAAACTGGAGATATTACATGTTGAAACAAATAAAAAGCTCAATGGCGTTCTTTCTGATAACCGCAAGTTGTCTGCTGAGCTTGGCGGGTTGCGCGACCCAGGACGTAGGTCGAGTTGTACAAACACCGTGTCCTCCAACTCCTCAGCCCCCAGCAATCCTAAAGACACAACCTCCGACAGCCGACTTTCAGATGAGGCTTCGAACTTTCTTCTTGAGTTCGCCAGAGACGCAGATTCAGCAGCAGAATATGCAAAAACCTGCCACGACTGGGCAGAAGAACTAGGCAAGCTGCCTAAATAGCAGCTATAAAGTGTTAGAATGCTGCAGGACGCTGTAAAAATACTTTCGCAAGGGTTTGTATAGACAGACCGTTTTAAAAGTGTTAAAACGGTGTCTTTTTCACGTTAAAAGTTCTATCGCTGCGCTTTCTATCTCAGCCGTGCTTTCTTCGTCTAGTTTTCGCTCTAGCCACTCAGCTTTTCTGCCTCTTCGATCCAGCACATCGAACTCCAGTTCGCAATATCCATAATAATCCAAGTCGCTTGGTGCAGTTTCTGCACTCCCACTCCAAGGCGGTTCGTTGTGGAAATAGGTCACTTGTATTTGGCAAGGGATTCCACAAATCCTGTGGTCGAACGTCAATAGCGGTTTGCTCATTTGCAAACTCCTTCTCCGTTGTACGCTGGCCAGCCTTTGGTGCCGTTTGTTTGTTTGTAAATTTTCACCATTTCGCAATAGTTGTCTTGCTCTTCTTGCTTGCTTTCGTAGTCAAGATTACCGATAATGCCGAACAGCAGAAAAATGATGATGATTGCGATGATGGTTTTCATTTGAAGAACTCCTTCTTAATCTCTTTCTGTGCGCCAGAAGATGCTTGAACAGGCAAGCCCTGAACGTCGCGCATTGCTGCGTAGTCAGGATTGTTTTTTACTTTGAACCAAGACTTGTCAGAGCACACCAAAACTTGTGAGCCATCGACAAGCTCTTTGTGAATGGTAAACACCCCGTCTTTGTGGTCAATTTTCAACAGCACCGCGTTGTCGTCTTTCATGTCAACTTCCTTTCTGAGTTATCCGATCTTTCAGACCGTATTGCAATTATGCCTTGGTTTTTGCAAAAAGGCAACAAATTTACAAAATATTTTAAGGTGACCGTGTTCGACCGTGTTGCTATCTCTCCTAACCCTTTAATTATATTACGATATTTTATTTATAGGATAAGAGAGAAGTAGACACGGCCACACACGGTCAGCCGAACATCGAAAGCCCCTTATCAATGATTGTGGATGCAATGTCTTGCTTGGCGGTGAGTGCTCTGATGACGTGTTCGTCGATCGTGCCTTTGGCAGCGATGTTGATGTAGGTCACGTTTTTCTTCTGACCAATGCGGTGTGCACGGTCTTCTGATTGCAGACGATCGCGCAACGAGAAGTTGTTGCTGAAATAAATGACATAACTCGCAGCGACAAGGGTGATCCCCGTTCCACCCGCTTGTTGGTTTCCGACAAACACCTGCGCACTTCCCCGTTCGAAGGATTCGATCGCCTTGGTGCGGTCTGATGAAGACACCCCGCCATGGTATTCAACGCTTTCGATCTTCTCTGCTTTCAGCCGCGCAACGATGTCTTCGATTTCGATGCGGTACCTTGCCCAGATGATGATCTTCTCTCCGCTTTCTACGATGGTTTTAACACGTTCTACAAGGAGATCCAACTTTGGGTTGTCGCCTTCTATTCGCACAGGCTCTTCCGACATCGGATGGATGTAATATCCGCTTGTTATCTGAGCCAACTTGGTGAATGCTGCCAACTTGTTGAAAGGCGTTTCCTCGCCTTCGAAAACCAAGCGGCATTCTTTCTCTGCCTTTTTGTACACATCAATCTGCTGGCGAGTCATGCTGAACACAAGTGTTTTGTAGATCTTTTCTGGCAGGTCCAAGCAGTCTTTCTTGAGGACACGGAAGCTGTGTGGTGCGATTAGACTGCTCAACTTCTCCAAGTTTCTGTACTTCGGTCTTCCTCCAACACCCTTTGCGACAACCTGCGGGGTGCGATTCGTGCCGCTGCGCTGTTTGATTGCGCTCAGCAATGGGTTTCCTTCCTGAAGCATTTCCGCATATTCTGCTTTGAAAGCATAATAGCTTGATGTTCCAAGGATGTGTTCATCCAAGAAACTAAATTGGCTAAAAGCATCGAAAGGCGAGTTGTTGATTGGTGTTCCACTCATGATTCTGCGCCAATAGCTTAGGCTTCTCAGCTTCATCAGATTCTTGGTGCGCAATGCACTTGGATTTTTGTAAGCGTCAGACTCGTCCGCAACGACCATCGAGCGTCTTGATCCAAGCAGGAATTTGTAAGCGAACTCGAATCCCTTTTTCGTTTGCAAGGCTTCGTGGTTCATCGTAAGAATGCGCAACACTCCATTGATTGGTGTGTCGAAAAGACCGTCCAAGTCTTCTTTTTCCTGTTTGTTTTGCGAAGAAGACCAAGCAGCGGACTTGTAGCGAACCCAGTCTGGCATGTGCTTTGGCAACTCCATACGAGTCCAGTTTGTGTGCACACCATTCGGTGCAAGAACGAGAACCGCGTCGCAGTCGTTCGAAGACCAAAGATCAGCGACATTGTTGATGATGATCCAAGTCTTGCCAGTGCCCATCTCGGCAAGCAAAGCGAAAGCCTTGCTCCTGCCGTGCTTGGTCAAACAATCCATCTGATGGCGATAGGGCGTTGTTTTGAATTTGCTCATCGTTTCAGAGCGTTGCGAAGATGTTTCCATTGTTCTTTCTCCTTAATTGGTTTCGTTGTGCACCAAGTGCATTGTTCAATCAGTTCGTCTACGGTCATGTTGTTTATCGAGTCTGCGTGCACCCCAGAAATTAAGATCCATCGCTTGTCAGTAACAATCAGAAAATAGCCTTTGCCACCAGCCTTTCTATGGCGCAAGAACCAATTCATTTGCGACTGCGACACCCTGTGGTTTGATCCGAATAACGGTGTCGTCGCTCTGACAGGTTCTTTCGGTGATTTCTGCTCTATCCAAACCTCCGTGCCTTCGATGCAAGCGTTTATGTCTGGCATCCCATCAACAACAACATTTTCCACCCTGTCTATCCTGTCCCTTGGCTCAGGGACATTTTTGCGAAATAGCTTGTAATCTGCTGACTCAGACATCTAGTCGTCTCCACTTTGTTATGAAAGCATATCGAATGCCGTTGAAGAACTTCGCACGCACAAGCAGGTGAGCGCCAACGGGCGTTTTCTCAAGCAACTCTTTGCCGATGCGTGCATAATCGAATCGCCCAATGCGACCGCCAATCATGTCCGTGTCGTCGCGCAACCGCACATCAACAAAGTCCAATGGACCAGTTTCCATCTTTCCGTTGCGCTTCTTGACATTCACCTCTTCGTTTGCGTTACGGGCGTTCTTTTGGATCAATTCTGCAATGAACACACGCTCTTCTTTGTGTGGGATTCCTTCTCGCAAGTCAACAACATCCCATATCTTGCCAGCAATTCCGTGGGCAATTGGATCTTCGTACAGATGTTGGTATTTGGCGTGCATCGGGAAGATTTCTGCGAAGATGTTTTCAGCTTTCTCGACATCTGCAATCTGCTTGGCGGTCAAGGTTCCAGCATCACGGGCTGCGATCAGCTTTGCAGCTTTGTTTTCGCCAATGCCTTTCAAAGCCGTGAACCCGCCATACAACTTCCCGTCTTGAGCAGACCAATTTTCAAGTGACTTTGTGATGTCGAACGGGATGTACTCAATTCCCTCACGCGACATTTCACGAAGCAACTCAATTGCACTGTCTTCGTCTTTGGCGTTGCGCAGATTCGCAGCTGCAAACTCCAGCGGGTGGTGCGCTTTCAAGTAAGCAGTCCAATAGCTGATAACCGCATAGCTGTACGTGTGCGCCTTGTTCATCTGCCAAGCACCCATCGCATTGATAAGCTCCCAAACTTCCCGTGCGGATTCTTCTGGGATGTCTTGCGACGTTGCACCCTCCAAGAATGGAGGTAAAAACTTCTGGAAGAACTCAACACCTTGACGCTTGGAGATCGCCTTGCGCACGAACGATGTTTCGTCCCAGCCGAACTTGCCAATATCGCGAACAATCGCAAGGGTGTGCTCTTGGTACAACGGCAAACCGTATGTGTCAGCCATAATCGCCTCAACACGCGGATGCAATGGCTTGTAGCTTTCTCCATTGTGGCGTGCAATGTACTTCTGCACGACGCCAGAACCGAATGGACCAGGACGAGCCAACGCTGTAACAGCGTCAATTTGCGTCAAGTCTTCAAAGTGGATCTGTGTACTAATTTGGCGCAGGGCGTTTCCTTCGAATTGGAAAATACCGCACATGCGTCCTTGGTTGAAAACATCGTATGTCGCAGGATCGTCGAACGGTAGGTTGTACCAGTCAATATCAACACGGCAATCTTCAAGCACACCAAGCGTGCGCAAGCCCAAAACGTCGATCTTCAACAACCCAACCGACTCAGCAGAGTATTTGTCCACGTGCGCAATGCCATTCCCGTCAACCGTGCAATAGTTGATGATTTCGTCATTACAAACCAACAACCCCGCTGCATGAACGCCCGTGTGCGACGCATGACCTTCCAGCAGCATTGCGGATATTGCTTGTGGATATTGCTTGATGAATTCGCGTCCTGGATCTGTCTCTTTCAGTGTGTCTTCCAAGCAGTTGTTTGCACGCGAGTCCGCCATCCCACGCTCAATCATCGCAACCTTTACCGCACCAGTCGCTGCAGGAGGAATGTTTAGGGCTTTGCAAACTTGGATCAATGCGGAACGGGGCTTAAACTGGCTGACTGTCCCGATATGGGCGACGTTCATCTGGCCATACTTTTCAGCCATATAATCGAACACCATTTTTCGCTTGTCGTCTGGGAAGTCCAAGTCAATATCGGGCAAGTCCGTGCGACTCACGTCGATGAATCGTTCGAAGAACAACTTCGGAGGAATTGGGTCAATCTCCGTGATGCGTGCCGTGTAGCAAACCAACGAACCCGCTGCTGAACCACGACTTGGACCAACCAACATGTGTTTCTTTGCATAGTGAACCATGTCCGCAACGATGATGAAGTAGGACTCGAAGTCTTTGCTGCGTATTAGGTTTAGTTCGTATTGCAAGCGATCTTCGTATTCCTGCGTCCAACGGCTTTCCATTCCACGCAGTTTGATGCCTTCTCTGCAAATTGATTCCAAGTCTCCTTCTGCACGGATCATTGGGGCGTGCGGCAATTCCAAGTCCTTGCAAAGATCCGCAATTTCCTGCGCAACGTCTTGGTGTTTAAGTTCTTCCAAAATCCATTGGGGCGTTGCTTTCAAAGAACTGCGAGAGGCGAACTCGTACGCATCTTTGTCCTCTTTGTAGGAATAATTGTTGTCCGACGTCTCAACAACTTTCAATCCCATTTTGGCAGCGACAGACAACTTGCGTGCGTTCAATATCCTGCTGGATGGGTTTGTGTCGATGTAAGCGCCAACCTCTGCCAAGAAGTTTTCGTCCGTCAAATCGCCAGCGAACTTGAGGATGTTTTCTGACATATTGACAACGTCTTTCTTGTACAATCTTGGGACGCTGCCTTGGCGTGTTGCAATGGGCTGTAGGTGCGATTTAGACGTCGCTCTGTATAATTCGCTCAACCCTTGTTTATTTCTCGCTATGAACCACATCTTGTGTGTTAGATCGTCGTCGCTGACGACAACCGAAACGCCAAGCATCGGCTGGATCCCTTCTTTCTTGCAAGCATTGAACCAATTGATGTGCCCCCAAGTGCTGTCTTCGTCAACGATCGCAGCTGCAGAGCACCCAAGCTCTTTGAGCCTTTTTACAACCCTGCTGATTGGAGCAAAGGTTTGCCCGAATGTGTATTCGGTTCTGATTCGTAGTTGTATCATGTGTATACCTTTATTTCGTTACAATGGACGAATTCCTGCCAAGCTGGGCATTCTTCCGTGCGTTCTTGGCCAACATAAACTTCGCAATAAGGAATGTCTTCTGTCGTGTTAAGGTTGTTGCAATTTCGACAAGACCAACCTCCATAATGCGACTCCCATTGTTGATCGACGATGTTGCTTCCGTTACACCTGCCTCCGCCAAACCTATGCGGGAATCCGTAGGCTCCACAGTTGCAGGTGTACTCACCTTTGCGTTGTTTACGCTTGCCCATTCAACTGCTCAAAAAAGTTGTCTGTTTTCAGGACTTCGTAAAGCGCAAGCACATCGTCCAAGGCTCTGTGCGTTTGAGCCAGCGGTTTGCCAACGACTTTTTCGTACAACTGCGTCAACTTCGGGCGACGACCGAACATCGGTGTGTACTCCTGCACCGTGCAGATCGTTGTTTCTGGCCAAACAAAGTCTTCGCACCCAGCACGCAGCAAGTCGTTCTTCAGCATGCCAGAGTCGAACGGGGCATTGTGGCAAATGAGCATTGTGGCACCTTCGAAAAAGGCTTTCAGCTGCGGAAGATATTCTGAGAATGTTGGTTTGCCAACCAGATCTTCATTCTTGATGCCAGTGATTTTGGTTATTTGTGCTGATATTTCTTCGTTGGGATTCAGCAGCTGCGACAACTCTGCGACAACCCCAGTTTCATCAACGACAATCGCACCCAATTCAATTATTTTCGGTTGCTTGGAGACGTCTGCAGAAGAGGGAAGCAACAGCCCCGTTGTTTCTGTGTCGAATATGATTGCTCTCATTTTTGTTCTCCTTCTGGTGAATCGGGAAGCATCAACCCATTGAGCATCGACATATAAACCGCTGCGTCGTGCGCTGAATCTTCGTGTTGTAAGTTTGTGTTGGCCAAGCGTGTCGCCTTAATCATCGACATCAAGAACAGGTGCCACTTGTTGTGGTCGTCTGCGGTCTTCAGCGTCACGCCATTTGGAAACATTTCCGCCATCACATTGCCGATGATGAGGTAATTGTTGCCATAAACCTTTGCACGCTCTTTGAATGTTGCGAGCATTTGTTCCATTACTTTGTCTGCTGTTTGCATGATTAAACCTTTGGTGCTGTGTAAGCACAAACATTGTGGATTGAACGGACTTTGGCTGGTATGCCGTGGTCCAAGTACATTTGAACGACATCTGGACGATCGTCGTAGGCGCAAACCACCTTGCTCATGTCGACATCATACAGATTGGCCAGCCAACCTAGTTGCTTGCTCTTCAGCTCCACGGACGGGCAATGGTCGTTGTTGTTGCGCATCACAAGCGAGTGGTAATTGATGTGTTGACGCTTCAACCATTCCGCAGTAAGTGCAGAGTAATGCACGGGGCGTGCTGTCAGGATGATGATTTCATGCGAATGGTTTTTGAACAAGTCCTTGTTGCCAGCTTTGTCAAATCCGCTCAACGAATGGTATTCGTGGTAACGTTCGAGCGGATCTGTCTTTTGCCAATTGATGTTGGCGATGCGCCAGCTGTCGTCTGCGATGCAGTTGTCGAGGTCAAGAATAACGTAGCTCATTTTTGCTCCTTGCGCATTTTGTCAACAATTTTCAGCAACTCGCCTTTCTTGAGCAGGTTGCTGCCGTATTCGCGTTGGGCAAACGCTTCAATCTCTGCGAAGTAATCTCGCCCTTGTTGGAACAAGAACTTCTCTGTCCAAGGGTGAACCTTGAGAACTTCGTCCACCATCGCATTGACGACTTTCTGGTACTCGCCCTGTGTGCGACCGCCCGTGCGTGACTTGGCCAATTCGACGAATGTTCGCAGGTTAAACTTGCACACGATGTTGGTGCTGATGTTGGTGGGAAGAATCCCACGAGCATCTTCGGGTGCTTGCCCCCAAGCGACCATCTGGTTGTAAGTCGCCTTGGTCAGTGCTTGAAAATCCGCCAACAGCTTCATCACTTTCGGGTCTTCACGATTGCGGTCTGTATAAATGTACTCAAACTCGCCCATGTCCAGCACCCGCATTGTTTGCTGTGCATAGGAAGCAGCGCGGGTGCGAACCTGCTGATGGGTGTATGCACGGCTTACGCCTTCCACAAGGAACACGTAGTCCACGAACTCCCAGCTGCTTGGGATTGTGTTGGCCATGTATTCAAGCTCTTTCAGCTTGTCTTCTTGGCTCTTGCTGCGGATTTCGTCGAGCAATCCAGGAGACAGCGTCAAGCGAGTCGCCTTGGTGAACAGCAGCAGGTTTTCCGCACCCTGTGTGTGGTTGATTAATGTTACTTTCATTTTGAGTTCTCCGTGTAATCTTCATTAAACCACTTTACATTTCCGTCTGAGAAGTGCACGGCAATTTCGTGGCCATCCTCCATCCACCCGTGACGGAGCTCTTCGAATTTCTCTCCGAGTTTAGCCCCATAAACGTGCGGGAATGGAAAACCGTCAGATTCACACACTTGGCTCCATCTGTCTCCGCAACAAGGGCAGTCTCTTTCGTCTTCACAACCGTCGAAATATATTCCGATTGTCTCTGCCTTTGCATTTGCAGAATCTGCGTCTTCTGCCTCAACCACAACGTGGTGTGTTATTCCTTCGCTCTTTGAGAAGTCAAAACTTCCCCCAGAGTTATTTTGCGAAAAGTGAAAGAATTTCATAATGGATCCCCAGTTAATTGCTCACCCAATGAGCAGATTTTGTCAAACAAATAATTTTGCATCGAACGAGAACAGTCTGAAAATCCTTCGTCCAGATGCAAAAACTCTTCATAGATTGCCGCTGCAACCTGCTTCGTGCCTTGCAAGAAAAGGCGTTTGGCGAGAAAGCACTTGTCGTTTTCAGCCAAGCCAAGAACCCCTCCTCCAAGCGAATCTACAACGACAATCGGGTGTCCAGAAACATCAACACCAAGAACATTTTTCACAAAGGCTTTTGCAGCTTCCAGTTGCTTCACCTCAACAGCGTTCAACTCTGACTGAACGATGTCCTCTGCTTTTTCACAGAACTTGTTGTAAAGTGCAATCATTGATTGATTCGCTGCATCAGATTTGTCAAACGAAAACTTCGCAACAACCTGCATAAAAGCGTCTGACGGTTGGAAGCCAACGTCCGAGAAGTCTAAGTCGCTTTCAAGAAAGTCTGGTCCTGCAAACAAAACACTTTCGATGATGGATTGGTCTTGGCAAGCAGCAATCGATTCTTTCAGGGCGTCCGTGAAATAGAAGTTGTATTTCAAAGTTCTGTCTTCAGTCAGCTCGACTTTGTTCGTTATGTTGTATGTGAACAAGGTGTATTTGCGGAGATCTTGAACACGTACACCTCGATAGAAAACGCTTGTGGAATGACCGCTGTGAACGTCCACCTTGTTCAAGCTTGTCACGATTGGAACTTCCAAGAAAACATTGCTTTTGTTTTTGAATGCTTCGTGAAAATCTTCCCCGTCAACAATCACAGCCGTGCCATCTTCGACTGCTGGATCTGACTCGCTTTCTTCGCACGAACCGCCTTCGTCAAGCATGTTGGAATAGATTTCGCGGAAAGCATTCTCGACACTCCAATTCTTGCCGAGTTCTGTGGTGAACCCTAGCTCTTGATGCTTCTCTTCACCACGCGGGTTGCGGGTGACCATGCAAACCAAGCGGAATTCTTCGCCCCTGATGGTTGTGTCCTCTGCGATAAAAGAATATTCTTCTCCGTTGGAAAGGATCTTAATGCTGATGTTGTTGCGAACCAACACGGCTATTGCATACTTCAACCCCGTTCCAAAGTAGCCGATTGGCGAATTTGTTTCCTTGGCGGAAACGCCAAATGTGGTTATAGAACGCGGGTCTATTGACGCCTTGTTTCTGAATATGACTTTCATAATAATTTTCCTTTCTGAGTTTTGGCGAGGCTGTTCCGCAGCCCCCACGGTTTTCTATTTAAACAGCAAGTTCTTCTTGCTTTACAACATTGAACACGAACGATTCGCCTTCGTGTTCGAATGTCGCTTCGCCATCTTTCTTCAATTGCGCACGGAAGTCGATGTGCTTGCTCATCGGCAAGCCAAGTTTCTTGAAAGCTGATGCGACTGAACGGTAGATGCCGTATTCGCCCACAGACACATTCGTGCGGACTGCACGCGATGTCGCGATTTCTTTGTTGGTCCAAGTTGCTGCGGTTGCTGCACTGCGGGTTGGGTCTGTTGCTTTCTGTTCCTGCTTTTCCATTTTCGGTTCCTCAACTGGTTGGGTTGGTTGCTGCGCGATGCGGGCTGCTAACAATTGCTCTTCGCCTTTGGCGCGGCTGGCGAACTTGCTTGTGTTCTTGCCAGTCAAAGAGTTGTACTCTGCCAACATCTCTGCAGTTGTCATGTCTGATACTTGTTTCATGTTAATCACCTTTCTGAGTTAGTCCAGCGTTTGTTGCTGTAAGAGAATTATGCAACATCTGTTGCAAAAAAGCAACAACTATTTTGAAAATATTTTGCTTTTTTCATAAGCGTTTGAATTCATTAGCTTTTTCAACACACCAATGTCGTGCAGGACGTCGTCAAGCAGGATGTTACGCCACGTCCCGAAGCGTCCAAGGCTGTAGATTTGCAGCTTTTGTGTTGCTTGGAACATGAAGTTCTTGCGCCAAACGTCGTCGATCCGAGCGATCTTCCCATAGCGTTGGCTGACTTTTTCTATAGCCTCGCAGTCTTCGGGAACAAGACCAAACGCGCTGAAGAAGTCGTATTCGTCAGCCTCATCAACGTACTCCGCAATCAGCAAGTCGCCCGTGATGCTTGCGCGATAAAGGTTGGTGGCCAATGATGGGAAGTAGATCGACTGAAACACATCCGCTCCAGGAACACGCCAGCGTCGCGCCACGATTGGCGCAAAGGGAAAGTCAGGTGCTGCTTCGACAAGCCCAGCATCAAGCTCCGAACCTATAAATTGCATCATCACTTTCATCGGCAGGGTGCTGATGATTGGGTCTTTTTCCGCCAACACCTGCCCACGGTCAATCTTGTGATTCCAAACCACACGACCAGCGCAACGATCCGCCAGCTGCGCAACAAAGTCTTCTGGTGCGATATAACGATCGCTGGCTTCCAAGTTCCAGACGCTTCGGTCTGCCAAGCGACCGACAACCTTGCGGCTGTACCAGTTTGCAAGCTGAATGCTTGGGGACACGTTCTTGCCGTCCAACCAAAGTCCTTTGTGTACGCGAACCTTGCGGAAGTCAATGCCGACTGCGTCGCCAACGTCTGGTGTGCGGAAACGCAGCACAGCCTTGTGTTGTGATTGAGACTCGTCGCCAGCCTCTAATATAGTCGCACGCTGGAAGTGGCAACCAGCAAGAAGACCCGCGATGCCTGCTCCGTAAATTTTCATAACAATTTTCCTTTCTGAGTTGATTGAACCATAATTTTGCCTGAAAATCCCCGTGAAAGCAACAGTTTTATAAAATATTTTTAAAAATAGTTGCTTTTCCTGAAAAATTGGCGGATAATTCGTTCCAAGTCCAGTCTGTCCGATTGGACTTTGTGAAAGGAAAACTTAGAAATGAAGACTGCAAAAGTATACATAACACAAGTGCCGCATCGGAGAGATCCCGATACGAATGCTTTTGTGCCAACAGTTAATGTGTCGCCAGCAGCTGAACACGGAGAAGTGGTTGTGATGATGCCGCCAAGAGCAGCGTTCCACGCCACCACGGATCTTGTGAACCAGATGAAGGTGCACTTAAAAGACTATGACTACGAAGCTGGCGACAGCCTTGTGGCCATGGGAGACCCCGCTGTAATTGCCGTTGCGTGCGCTATCCTCGGAAAGATGCACGGCAGGTTCGCGGTGTTAAAGTGGGACAGGAACGTGGGTCGGTATTTGCCGTCTCACATCAGTGTGTAACAACTCAGAAAGGAAAATTGTATGAGTATTTCGTTAGATGATATGACAACGCTTGCCAGAGCATTGTTGGACGCCGATCAGGAGATCGACCAAGCCGAACAATCGCTCAAGGAGGCAAAAGAGCGTGCGCGGGTTTTGCGAGAAGAGACAATCCCAAGTGCGATGCAAGAACTAGGTCTTGAAGAGTTGAAGCTGAACACAGGACAGAAGTTAAGCATCAAGCAAGAGGTGTATGCTTCAATCCCCGCTGCAAACAAGGAAGCTGCTTACGATTGGCTCAACACCAATGGTTTCGGCGGTCTTATCAAGGTTGAGGTGGCAGCAGACTTCCGCAAAGGCGAGCAAGAAGTCGCGATGCAGCTGTTCAATCGTTTGCAAGAAGAAGGCTTGCAGGTTCACTTTGACCAAGGTGTGCACGCGCAAACCCTCAAAGCGTTCTTGAAAGAACAGTTGTCAATCGGCTCCAACATCCCGTTGGATCTGTTCGGTGCACGTCCAGTTTGGACAGCAAAAATCTCAACCAAGTAAAGGAAATAAACATCATGGCTACTAAACCACAAAATCAAGTTGAAGAAGTAAAAAACACAGCATTGGCTGCAGTCGCGGTCGATTTCGCAGCGGACGCTGGCATGGGCATGGAGGGTGCGGACAAAGACAGCTTTGCCATTCCGTTCATCGCCTTGTTGCAAGGCTTGTCACCACAGCTGGAAACGGTTGACGGTGCGCGTCCTGGATTGTTCATCAACACAATCACCAATGAGTTGTACAAAGAAGTTCTCGTGATCCCTTGCGCGTATCAACGTCGTTACTTGCGCTGGGCACCACGCGACCAAGGTGGCGGCTACAAAGGCGAATACAACCCTGTGGAAGTCGAAACTGGCAAAATGGCGGGCGTGTCGCAAAATGCGGAAGGTCATTTGACGATGGACGGAGATGAGTTGAAGGACACCCGCAACCACTTCGTCTTGGTGCAATCCGAGAACGGCTCATGGCAACCTGCACTGCTGTCTTTGTCAAGCACGCAAATCAAGAAGTCCAAACGTTGGATGTCCCGCATCCAAGGCATCGAACTGCGCACGCCAGAAGGCAAGCCGTTCACACCACCTTCGTTCAGCCACATCTACAAGCTGAAGTCCGCCAAGGAAGAAAACAGCAAGGGTGCTTGGTGGGGGGTTGATGTGGACTTGGTTGGTCAGGTGGAAGACGCTGAGACCTACGCCCGTGCCAAAGAGTTCAGCAAGCAAGTTTCCGCTGGTGAGGTGAAAGTTCAAGAACCAGTCAGCGACGCAACTGCTGCTGGTGGCGACGAACGCTTCTAATTCTTTCAACAACTGGGCGTCCGCTTCTTGGACGTCCTTTTCTGGAGATCGTCATGGCTGAAGATGCAAACGAGCAACCAATGTGGGAACACTTCTGCGAAGAAGAACAGTGCATAATTGGCGTTGCGAAAGGTGAACCCTGCAATTGGTGCGAAAAAAGAGAGGAAGAAAATGGATGAGCAAAAAAGAATAACACTTGAATTTGCACAGAAGTACGCAGGGATGGGATGGCAGGTTTTCCCGCTGCACTCAATAACGGATGCGGGCTTGTGCACGTGTGGCAATGCACAATGCTCAGATGCTGGCAAGCACCCACGATTGTCACGCGGATTGAAAGAATCGACGACAGACCCCGCCAAAGTTCAAGAATGGTTCGGTGCGGCTGCACCACTCAGCAACATCGGCATTGTCACGGGCGAGATTAGCGGGTTGACCGTGATCGACATCGACATCGGAGAAGGCAAGTTCGGCGCAGAGTCTTGGGCAGAAGCGATTAAAGACCACGGTGAACCAAACACCCTGATAGCGCAAACGGGTTCTGGTGGAATGCATGTTTTGTTCCAATATAACAGCGCATTAAAAACAGCAAGCAACATTCTCGGAAAGGGCGTGGACTGCCGCAACGACGGAGGCTACATTGTCGCTGCTCCGAGTCGCCATCGCTCTGGCGGCGTTTATTCTTGGTTGAATTGGGGAGAGTCGTTGGCCATTCTCCCGTCGCACCTTTCCCGTCGTAAAGAAAGCCGTGGGCGACCACGAAGTGACGACATGTACAGAGGCAAATATACAATCGAGCAGGTTGCCAGCATGCTTGAGGTTGTCCCGTCCGACGACAGAGACTTGTGGAGAAGTGTTGGAATCATCCTAGGGCGAGAGTTCAATCGTGTGGATGAGGCTTGGTCTGTCTATGAGGATTGGGCGTCTAAAACGGGCGGTAAAAAAGGCAGGAATCACGACGAGATTATGCGTGAGGCGTTCTACGAATTGTCACAGCTGCAATCCGACAAGCCCCTTTCCATCGGCACAATCGTCAAGGCTGCGATAGACAATGGCTGGGCGCCAAAAAGCGGTGAAGTCCCGCTGGGCAACTTCGTGTATTACGGTCCAGGAAACAACTACATCTATCGACCAACAATCTCCTATTGGATTGCTGCTGCTGTGGACGCTGCTGTGTCTCCGATAAACGACAATGGCAAAATCATCAAAGCCAGCGAATGGCTCAAATTGAACCAATTGTGCACAAGCATGACGTGCGACCCTGCAATCGAGGAGGATTATGTTAAAGGCTACGACTGCCGCAATGGCGAGGTGGTGTCTATTGGCGGCGCTGCGTTGTTCAACAGTTACCGCAAACCGACCATCGAACTTGGCGTGGCGAAAATGGCAACACCCTTCTTGGATCACGTTCACAAAGTCTTCAACAAGACAGGCGACGCAGACCAATTCCTAGACTACATGGCGCACCGCGTGCAAAAGCCTTGGGAGAAGCCCCGCTTCGCCCTGCTTATAGCGGGTGGACAGGGCGTGGGCAAAGACACAGCCGTGGAGTTTTGTTGTCCTGCGATTGGCGTGTGGAACGTGGCGAACATCGACCCAGCTGCATTCGAGTCGTCGTTCAATGAGTACGCTTCCGCAACACTCGTGCGCATTTCCGAGGCTGCAAACTTGCACGAGATGAGCAAGTGGGCGTTCAACGAACGCACCAAGGTGTTGATCGCTGGTTCGCCAGACGTCTGCGCCATCAATCCCAA